AGGCGGCCGGTACCAATAAAATCAAGTTCCACACGCACTTGCGGGCCGAGGGGTATCAGTTTTTTGTCCTGATGGGGGCCGGGGATTATTGGCATTTGCGCAGTGATGGCAAGGGCAACTGGATACCTATTGCGCGCTTAGACGGTACGGCACTCGGGCGGCCCGTGTTTGAAACGATCACCGTATTGAATCCGGGTGGTCACGCTCCGTTGGGCAATGCCCTCTTTATTCGTGCCGATTGGCCATGGTTGTGGGACCACGCTCAGCAGTCGGGAATGCTGACTACGGAAGCCGCTCGTGCGGGTATGGAGGGCGGTTGGACCTCGGGCGATGGTGCGACGACGTTCCGCTGTCCAGATGCGCGCGGTAAATTCTTCCGACCCCTTGACGAGTCTGCCGGGATTGATCCGGGCCGTCCTGCGGGCAGCTATCGGCTCGATGATTACAAGAGTCACGCCCACTATGCATCTTCCACAGGCTACGGCACGCAGGCGATGGGCGGCGGGAGCATCACCTATGCCACCCCGACTGGTGGCAGCACTGGCGCCGCTGGCGGCGCTGAGACGGTCCCGAAAAACATCGCCTGGCCTGGCCGAATTAAAGTGATCTGAGGTTCTAATGAATATCTATGTGTTCAACCCGCTCGGCATCCTGACCGGGCCGTTTGAGTTGTCAGCGTTTCCGGAGGTCCCGGGGTTTGGCCAATATCTGCCGGGCAATACCATCGAGCTGGAAAATCCTTTGGCCCAACCCGAGGCTGGCCACGTATGGGCGCTGGTCGATGGGAAGCCGCAACAACTGGCCGACTATCGCGGCATGGTTTACCACACGCAGCCGCAACAATTGACCGACCATCACGGCATGGTTTACCACACGTATACCGGTGCCGAGGAGGAGCATGTCAAGCTTGGCGATCTGCCCGAAGGACTGACCGCCAAACGCTGGCCGGGTCAGTTCTACGTGTGGGATGGTGGGGATTGGGTTCTAGATGAGGCGTCGCAGATTGCAGCGGCGCAAGTGGGCGAACGAGCGTGGCGCAATGCGCAAATCGCGGACACCGATTATCTGGTCATGCCTGATTATCCGATCACCGCTGAACAGCGATCCGACCTGTATGTCTACCGCCAGGCGTTGCGCGATTGGCCGGATGTGACGCTGTTCCCTGATCAGGCAGGCCGCCCCCAGCCCCCGGCATGGATTGCCAGCTTGGCCCAATAACGCCCCGCACTGACGGGGCGTTTTCTTTTCCGTTACGCGTAATTCGAACATCCCTGACAGCCTCGCTTATGCGGGGCTTTTTCGTTTCTGGAGATTGAGCCTTATGAGTTTCTTTCACGGCGTCACCACCACGCTGATCGACACTGGCGCGCGCACTATTTCACTGCCGTCGTCGTCGATCATCGGCCTGTGCGACACCTTCACTCCCGGCATCCTCGGCGGTGGTACGGCGCTGGCCGGCGAGCTGAAGCTGATCACGTCCGAGCGCGAAGCCATCGCCGCGTTCGGCGCGGACTCGGCGATTGCCAAGGCAGCAGCGGCGATCTATGTGCGGGCCAAGGCGGTGATTGTCGCTGTCGGTGTGCCTAAGCTGGAGGACCCTGCGCTGCAAACGTCCGCCATCATTGGTGGCGTTCTCGCCGGTGGCCAGCGTACCGGCCTTCAGGCGTTGCTCGACGGCAAGAGCAAGCACAACGCCCAGCCGAAACTGCTGATCGCGCCGAAACACTCCGCCACTCAAGCGGTGGCCACCGCCATGGATGCCCTGGCCGGCAAGTTGCGTGCGATCGCCATCCTCGACGGACCGAACACCACCGATGAGGCGGCCATGGCCTACGCCCTGGAGTTCGGCAGTAAGCGTCTGTACATGGTCGATCCGGGGGTGCAGTTCTGGGACACGATCTTGAGCGCGACCGTCGACGCGCCCGGCTCGGCCTGGGTCGCGGGTTTGTTTGCCTGGACCGATGCCAACTACGGCTACTGGGCCTCGCCGTCGAACAAGGAGTTTGTCGGCATCACCGGCACCACTCGCCCGATCGAGTACCTGGACGGCGACGAAACCTGTCGGGCCAACCTGCTGAACAACGCGAACATCGCGACGATCATCCGGGATGGCGGCTATCGCCTGTGGGGTAACCGCACGTTGTCCAGCGACCCGAAATGGGCGTTCGTCACCCGGGTGCGGACCTGCGACATCCTCATGGATGCGATCCAGGCGGGGCATAAATGGGCGGTCGATCGCTCGATCACCAAGACCTATGTCGCGGACGTGACCGAGGGCCTTCAGGCGTTCATGCGCGACCAGAAGAACGCCGGCGCGGTGATCAATTTCGAAGTCTACGCGGACAAGGAAAGGAACACGGCCAGCCAAATCGAGCAGGGCAAAATTTACTGGCGCATCCGCTTCACTGACGTGCCGCCGGCAGAAAACCCGAATTTCCTCATTGAAGTCACCAACGAATGGTTGACCGAAGTTCTTGAAGCAGCCTAAGGGGGCCGATCAATGATTCCTCAAGTTCTCTCCAACATGAACGCCTTTGTCGACGGTGTGAGTTTCGCCGGCGACGTGCCAACCCTGTCGCTGCCCAAGCTGACGCAAAAAACCGACGACTATCAGGGCGGCGGCATGTCCGCCCCGATCGAAATGGCCATGGGGCTGGAAAAGCTGGAAGCGGCGTTTACCACCAACGGCGTGCGCCGTGAGTCGCTGAAGTACTTCGGCTTGGCCGATCAGACCGCGTGCGCCATCGTCTTTCGTGGCGCCTTCCGGGGCTTAAAAGGGGTGGTGACGCCGGTTGTGGTGACCCTGCGCGGCGGTATCAAAGAGGTCGACATGGGCGACTGGAAGCCGGGCGACAAGGCGGAAATCAAGCACGCGATCAAGGCCGTTTACTACAAGCTCGAAATCGACGGTCGCGTGATGTACGAAATCGACCCGCTCAACATGATTCAGGTGGTCGACGGTGTCGATCAACTGGCCGCAGAACGCTCGGCCATCGGCCTCTAAGGACTACCCAACATGAATCAAGTAAGCCAAGACAGCACCGTCCCAGCTTTGCCGAAGTGGCTGAAGCTGGCCGATGAGGGCGTTACCGTAACGCTCAAATACAACACCGTGATCAGCGGCGTCATGACCGATGCCGTGGCCATTCGCGCGCCCAGCGTGAAGGACTGGCGCGCCTCCAAGATCGCCGGCAATGGCGACTATGAAAAACAGGAGCTGTCGTTGTTCAGCAGCCTGACCGGGCTGTCTGAGGAGGAGCTGTTGACCTTGAAATATAAGGACTACCAGCGCCTTTCTGCGGGCTATTTTCGCCTGGTCGAAGAAGACGACGTTTAACGCCGTCACGCTCAGGGACACGGCCCAGCGCTTGGCAAAAGAGACGGGTTTCTCTGCTGCCGAGATCGAGGCTATGCCCTTTGATCAGATGCTGTGGTGGCTCACGGATTGAGCCGCCTTTGAACTCCCCGACGTATAGGGCACGCACATGGCGAACAAACTCGCGCTCGGCCTGGTCATTGGCGGGGCGGTCAGCTCCACGGTGGGCTCGGCGTTCAAGGATGTCACCAGTCGCATCAAGCGCCTGGAGGCGGAAGGCAAAAAAGCCCGGGTGCTGGAAAAGACCATTGGCGACACCGTGCGGTTGCGCGATGAGTGGCGCAAGGCGCACATGGCGGGCGAGAAGGGTGCCGGCGCCCTGCTGAAACAGCTTGAGGGCAATATCAGCAGCCTGAAAAAGCAAGGCGTGGAGGTCCGCAATCTGACCAAGGCCTACACGGCCATGGGGCAGGCGGCGAACAAGGCCGAGCTGAAGGCCAAAGGTCACCAGCAACTCGACGAAGGCAAGCAGAAACTCAAAAGCAGCGTCGGCCAGGCGGTGGCCGCCACGGCGGCGATGGCGATTCCGACCAAGGTCAGCGCGGACTATGGCGCGATCATCCGTGACATTGCGATCAAGTCGAACATTGCCAACAAGCCCGAAGAGGCGCAGCTGTCGAAGAAGATTGTCGACACCTCGCGCGACACCGGCATGGCGCGCAATCAGGTGGCCGAGGTGGTCAACGCCCTGGTGGGCGCCGGCATGGAGCTGGACAAGGCGCTGCAATACGCGCCGACGGCGGCCAAGTTCGCCGTGGGGCAGGGTTCGGACGGCGGCGAAACGGCGCGCATGATCAATGCCCTGGGGCAGAACGCCAAGATTTCCGACCCGGCGGTAATGCAGAAGGCGCTGGAGGCGATCGCCTACCAAGGGCAGGCGGGCAGTTTTGAAGCGGCCGACATGGCGCGTTGGTTCCCCGAGCTGCTGGCGGGCATGGGCAAGCTAGGCATCACCGGGATGGATTCGGTCACGCAACTGGGTGCCATGCTTCAGGTGCAAATGAAGACCGCCGGCGGCTCGGATGAGGCGGCCGGCAACCTCAAGAACTGGATGGAAAAGATCGGCTCGGGCGACACGGTCAAGGCCTACAAGGATGCGGGGATTGATTACCAGGGCTCGATGAACACCGGGCTGCAGAACGGTAAATCCACGCTGGAATCCAGCTTTGAGTTGGCGCAGAAATACATTGCGGCGACCGATCCGAAGAAGGCCGCCGCCATGGCGAAGGCCACGGCCGAGATCAGCCAGGAGACCGATCCGGAAAAAGCCAAGGCCATGATTGCGTCCCTGGAGCAAGCCTTGCGCACCGGCGACCTGTTCGCTGACATGCAGGTCAAGGGCGCGTTGACCGCGTTCATGCAGAACAAGGATTTGTACGCCAAGCTGAAATCGGAGTCGGCCAATGCCACCGGGATTTTGGACAAGAACCTGGAGGAACGCCGGCAGTCGTCGGCGCAGAAGTGGTCGGAAATGGCCCAGTCCATGGACGACGCCATGC